TGGCGTCGCTCGCGGAGGCGGCTTGCGTTATCAGCCCGACTACTCGTGATTTCACAAGGCCGGTCGCTGACGCAAGGTTTGCCGTGTTGTTGCTGACGATGTACGCGGGGGCCCCAGCGTGGACAGTCTCCCCAGCAAGGACATCAAGAGTGTGGTCGATGCAAGGCGCGTGGTAGCCTTCAAGGACGGCGTGAACAAACTGGCTGAAAGCCAACGTCGATTCACACGGGCGGAGCATCTCGATATTGAACGTCGCCTCATCGACGAAGCTCAACGTGCTGTCACCAGGATCTTCACCGTGATTGTTGTGCCACTCGGCACCGTGATCCAGAAGCAGTACATCGTCGAGGGCCTTGTTCTTGTCGCCGACTTGCGAGGCGGCATGTACCAAGGTCAACGAAGAGGAGGCGAGCAGCCTCTTCTCTTTCAAACCAGCGGCGCCACCACTGAGGTTCGGCACCATCGGGCTTCGGACGTTGACTGCGAATGGGATCATTTGTACGCCAGGATGTTGACTTCGGCGCCTCCGGTTTCCTCAATGAATCGGATGGCTCGTAGATTGCCAGTGTACCAGATACTCTGGCCTGCGAAGAGCACCATCCCTTCACTGGAAGTCGGGTCGGTGCCGTCATCACGGTAGCGTACGTTTTGGGTGATTGCTTGAATGAGTGCAACACGGCCATCGCCGATCTGCACACCTTTGGCTGACGAAAGGGAAGTGATCTTCCTGTAGCCAGCAGGTTCGAGAATCGCGTCAGCGTAGAATCGGTCGGCCCATGCCATGTGAGGTCTCCAAAGAAAGAAGAAAAAGCCCGGCGGGAGGCGGGGTGCCTTCCCGCCGGGGACGCTATCGAATCCGGCCAATGGCCGGGGCGGGTCAAGCGTAGAGAACCGCACCCAGGTTTGCATCGAGCAGCGCGACACCACACAGCATGTCGAGGGTCACGATCGTACCCTGGTTGAGGATGTCGTACTGCATCGCGACTCGCATCGCCAAGCCGTTGTAGTCGCCGACGGCTGATTGCACACCAAGGGTGTTGGCGGGCGCGGCCAATGGGCGGCTGACGAGGGCGATGGCATCCCGATGGAACGCCAGGCACATCGAGCCGTGCGGGCCGGGGAACACTTCGTCGGCGGCGGTCACTGCGACCTCCAGAGGACGATCCAACCACACGATGGCGGACGTGGTGTTGACCGAGTCCACTTCGATGATCGTGTACGTCTTTCGGGACGCGCCAGTACCAGTGGCGAGCAACTGACCCACGACGGGCAGCTTGTTAGCCGTGATGGTATTGAGCGTGAGGCCCTTGTCGTAGCCGATCGCGTAGGTAGCACCAGCGACGGCCGCCTTGAAAACGTATCCGACCGCGTTGGCCGAGACATCGTACTTGTAGGCACCGACTAGGGTGAGACCCGTGACCGTGCCCGTGTGGGCCGAGACCACCTGCGGCTGTTGGTCGCCCGTGAACCAAACGAAAGAGCCATCCGTGATGTCGTTCGACGCAGTGATGGCGATGTTGCCCGTGGCGCCTGCGGAGGCCCCGGTGACATGGTTCATCGTTTCCGTGTCCGCGTCCGCGAGGTTGCGGTAGTTCACGTTCTGATCCATGAAGGTGTCAAAGCCGAGAACGCGACCAAGCTTGGCGTTTTCGAGAGCCGTTCCGCCGTCTCCACGCTGGTTCGCAGCGATGAAGAGTTCGGTCTTCAACATCTCGGTCTCAGCCTGTGGGCTGATAGCCAAGTTGCGGCTGTTCGGGTACGCCTTGTTGATGTTCATGATCTCGCGAGCCTCCAAGATCCAATCCTTGGCGTTGGCGGACGACATGCCAGCCAGTTTGCCAGCGGGGTTGGCGAAGAAGCGGTGTACTTGACCACACAGAATGCGGTCCACCGTGCGAGCCATCTGCATGGCAGCGGGCTCCATGTAGTAGGAGATCAACTCCTTGAACGAGAGGCTGGCCTCTTCGTCCTTGATGGTGAACGTCTGGTAGACATGCTGGTTCAAAGGAACCTGCACGTTCGTGCTGGTGGCGTCCTGACTGACCACAGGGTCGGACTGAGACTTACGCTTGGTCGAAAATTCGCTGGGCCGACGGGTGTTGACCACGTCGCCGAAGCTGGCAACCAGCGGCGAGAAGTCACGGTGGACGAGATTCGCCATCACCATGTTCTCTTCGAGAATAGCGAGGGACTCGTTTGCCCACAACTCCGGGATGAGAGCGTCGTTGTCGTTCGCGTAGCAAAGGGGATAAAGGTTCATACTGAACTCCTTGTTGTCTGAGTAAGTTGTAAAACTGACTCCCAGGTATTTACACCGTGCGTCCCCTGGTTCTACGCACAGTAAACCCGGTCTTCCCGGTTGGCCCATGGCTTGGAGGCGCGGACTTCCAAGCTGAGCAGCTAAATCGCTGTTATCGACCCGACACCTGTTTGATGATCGCATCGCGATTCTTGCGGTACGTCGCAGGGTCCATCGACTGGTAATCGGTGTCACTCGGGCTGACCTCGCCTTGACCGGCGCCAACACCGCTGACGACGTTACTTTTGAAGAGGTTGCCATGTTTCTTCGTCAACTGACGCATACGCTTCACAGCGTCGGCCGGAGAGCAAAGGGTCTGGACAGGCTTTCCTGTCTTCTCATCGATGTCAGGGAAATCGACCATTGGGGTCAATCTGCCTTCAATATCCTTGAGTTCGGTCTTTGGCTCCAGGAAGTCGACGACCTGCGCTGGGTTGTAGGCGTCGCCGGAGGAGGCGGCATCCAGTATCGCTCGGACCACTGTCTCCTTCTTGTACAATTCTTCCCAATGATCGCCGCGATCCTGTGCTTCCTTGAGAGACGTGTTGTGCTTTTCCTCAGTTTTCTTGCGATCGAACTCGATCTGCTGTTCCTTCGTTCGTTGAGCGCCCTGCAAGTCGGCGAGTCGATCATTCAGCTTATTTCGCTCTTCCTCAGTGAGGGTTTGACTCTGCAACAGGGTGTGGTGCTCGGTCTCAAGCTGAGCGTATCGCTCCTGATGTTTTCGCTTATCATCGGCAAGGATCTTGTTCAGATCAGCTTGCGAGAACGTGCGGTCTCCGTCGCCGTTTCCGGTGCCTGGGTTTCCGGTGCCAGCGATGTTTGCCGTCGGGTCACCTACGGGCAGGGTGCCTGCGGGCGGGGTGCCTGCGGGGGCTGCGGGGACTGCGGGGACTGCGGGGATTACTTCGCCGTCAAAACACAAAATGGAAACAGGATTGAAGAACATTCTCATAATTCCTAACCTTTCGTTAGTCAGCCCTACTGGTTCTGATAGTGCGGTCGAGTACGAGGTATGGCTTCAGCCATTGCCATACTCGGGCCGTCGGAATACCATATACAAGGTACTCCATTGTGGCGCTGCCATCGGCGTAGGTAGTCCGAACAGCAGCGTATGCTTGCCGGATGATGTTCGCCTTTTCAACGGCGTCTTCCGGATCAAAGCCTTCGATAAGTGCGAGTGCTATCTCATAGCACGCCCACTCGATCTCCTCGGGCGACAACGTGTCCTGGCCCCGAGGGAACTCTAACTCTTGTGTTGCATCAGCATCAATGAGGTCTTGGCGGCTGGGTGGGTTCGCAAGGATCTTCGTGTAGTTGCCGGTGTTGCACGGGTCCGCCTCGTACATGATCAACCACACCGAGTTTTTCACACCACGGTAGTTCAGCGAGTCAATAATACGAGTCGCTTCGAGCAACGCCTTGGGCCGGTCTGACGGAGTGCTGTCACTCCAACTCTCCGAGTGTAGGCGGTTGTCGAAGTAGTCGTTGGCTCCGCTAAGAGTGCCGTAGTATGCCATGTGTGCGATCCTTATGAGTTGCCGATACCGCTACCGAGGTTAGCCGAACCACCGCTCTTCTTCGCTTCCGAAGCGGCCGACTTGATTTCCTTGGAGACAGGTTGAACAGGCTGGCCAGCGGGCTTGTTTGCTCCGCCTTTCTTGATGACCGGGCCCTTACCGTTGAAATTGGCTACCATTTAGTCTTCCTTTCTACCCTTCTTGAGGCTTTTGCCGTCGCCTCGTGTGGGTTTCTTCTTGTCGGCTGACAGAGTCGTGTCACTCGCGGCGTCACGCTCTTTCTTGCCTGACTCTGGGTCTGGATCAATATCCTTCACTCCTCTGGCAGCCATGCCCCCTTCCGTGCCTTCCTCTGCGCCTTCAGGCTCTTCTGGTGCTTGAGCCTCAGCGATAGCTTCAATACGTTCGATGTGGTCTTGCTTCGCCTTTTCCCACTCTTGCTTATCAAAGCCGAGGGCAGTGGATGCTGTCCCGCCACCGACCAAGCCACTTTCGTGCGCCCGGATGATGATGTCGGGATCGGACGTCGTGTAGTTGGCGGCGTCGATCTCGGCGTTGATCTTGTCGATCGTGGCGGTGTTGACTTTGCCAGACAACAGGGCGGCAACGATGTTCTTTGATAGTTCCTTCTTGACTTGGCCGCCGGGAACCGTGTACATGAGTTCTGACAGCTTCGTGGCTTCCTTCACGCGGTCTTCGTCGTTCTTCAGGCTGTAACGATCCGGGTACTTGATCGTAGCGACTTCGCGTTTTGTAGGGTCTTTGCTCTCGTAGGCGGCCCAATGCTCGGCGATCTGACGTTCCGAGTTCTCCAACACGAGACCAATATATGAAAGCCCGGCTTCTAGTCCCTGGTCTGACAGCTTCATGGCTTCAGCAGAGATCGACCGTTGACCTGTCTTGTTTTGGACGGCGAGGTTCACTAGCTTTCTGATGTCGTCCTCAAGCTTCTCCTGCAACTTGATCGACGCCATGAGAGGCTCAGGACTCGGGTGAATGAAGGAGGGCTCCTGCGCCTTCAGATCGTAGTAACGGCCGTAAGACGGCCCGGTGCGTGTTTCTGCTCCTGGCTTGCTGTTGTCAGACGTGACTGAGCTTCCGTCATCATCGACAGTCTGCTTCAGATGATGGCCGACGGCGCGAGTGTCACGCTGCTCGACGTAGACCGCGAAGTTTGCTTTCAGAGCGTATGACACGTCACTCGAACCGAGATTCAGCAAAGCGACCTGATGCTTGTATATGTCCTTTAGCAGGCTTGAACCGATGCTCGGCATGGCGAAAGGGATTCTTGTCAGTTCGAGATTGATGACGCCGGCCTCATCGTCCAGGCCTCCTTGGTTCTCGATCTCGATTGAGTCATCAACGATCCGCCCCGTTTGGTTGGCTCCAATAATGTCGCCGTTCAGGTCAATGATGTTGTCTTGCTCGTCGTACAGCTTCATCTTGACCATGTGAGTGAGCGGGTCGACCCACATGAAGCGGTATCGGTTGTATCCGCCACTTGGCAAGTATGCGCCATGCGCGAAACCTTGGTTGTAGTCGATCCCGCGATCGCGGAGCAGAATAGCGGTGAAGTCGCCTGGCTCTTCCGGCTTGGCTACTGCCCACGACAAGATGTCTTCGACGTGATACATGTAGCAGTACGGACGTGTGTCGCCTTCGTCGGCCATCGTCCGAGCACCAGCAAGGTGGGGCATGTCAACGTACACGCCAACGCGGCCCATGACGAGCAACTCGGTGAGGACATCGATGCCGAGGAACGACTGCATTGAGGAACCTTTGTTGTCAACGCCGCCGATTTCCCCGGCCGACGCTTTCATGTAGTTCTTGCTGCCGTTCCTACGTGAGACATCTCGAAGTCTCTGGAAAATGGCATTGCGGACATCGTTGACGGCCGCCTTAGCGTAACTCGGGATCGGCGTAAAGAAGCTCCTAGTCTTAAAGTCCTCGTTAGTCTCCCGAGAGCTAAACTTCTTCAAATTCTTGCGTACGAATCGCTGGCCGCCGTTATAGCAGTCGCGCCAATCATACCAGTACATCTCGTCTTCCAGATATTCTGGGTGACGTATAGCTGTCAGGAATTTGGAATCGCGTGCCATCAGTTTTCCTCTGAGTGTTTCGTAAGGGTACTGACCATCAAAGTACCCCGCCTTCTACGTCGCCGCCCGACACTATACCTGCTGCCAACGGAAGGGCGATCTCCGAATAGTTGAAAGCATGTGCGAAGTGGTCAGGAGCCGTGTTCAAATAGATGGCCCGGGAATTTCCTTGGTCATCCTTCTCGTATGTCCTCACAAGAGCCTTTAGGTGCTCCTTGAACTCATGCGACGTGTCCGCAGGTGCGTGAACTCGATCGGAGTGGAACCGGCCCATTGAAGCGTCAAGCCAGTTCGTACGATCGACGGTCACAATCGGGGCCCCACCGTCTTCCTCTGAGACTTGCAGTTCCTTCCCCGTTACTCCTCGTCGGTAGCGGCACAGGTACACGTAGCCAGGGAAGCGTCGTGCGAATCGCCGTGCGTCGTTGATTTGCGGGTCCGCGTCGATTACGCACGCCCGAACCTGCCACTCCCGCATGAGCGGGTCCAACGTCGCAAAATCGTCTCCGGGCAGTTTGCCTTCCCAGAGAATCTTCGCGTGGGACGACGCATTCAAGTCGATACCCCCGCCTTTCAGCAAGTGCTCGACCACAACGACGTTGTTCATCTTGCCTTGGTCGACGCCCATGACAATGCAACGATCGGTGCCGATGTCGGGCCGCTGATTCGCCTTAAAATACCCCTGGATGGCGTTCTCGATCTCGCCGTCAGTGACTTGCCCGCCGTCCGGAATGTAGGGCAGGCCCTGCTTCGAGTTGAAGAACTCAACCATGGCCGCTTCATCGCCGATGCCTCGGAAGTAGGCGGCGGCGAGTTCCCACGGCTTGACCATGTAGCTGTACATCTGGTTGATGTAGAAACTACGGTGGTCTTCATCGACGTTTACCGTTGACTCCCAGTAGGCTGGCTTCAGGAAATCAGGCTTCTCCTCGTGCTTGATCTGCTTCTT